TGACGTAGATGGTAAAACAGTTGATAAGCTCAATTTTGGTCGAGATCTCGAACCTTTAAATAAATCAAATAATTTATTAGAAGAACTTCTTAACACTGCACCTCCATCAGGTATCTTTGGACTGCCAGATGGCGTTGATTTGCCTGATGAAGATGCAGGAGATCCGAACAATATTAATCCATATTATGGTACTTTAGGTCCAAATAGCTTAATGTACGAAGATAAATGGAATATTTAAACCTGTGGATATTACTACATATAAATACATAATATGTGTCAAAAGCACTCTAGAGGTATCTAAATGTCATTACAGTCAACAGCACAAGAGTTAATAGTTGTCGAGCCTGATATGGCTCCGCACGGAAATATGTCATTAGTTCCTTTGGAAGTTGAGGATGTTCCATCCGATTATCCCGCTGTTGTCGAGCCAATGGAAGTTCATGATCATCCAATTGAATTAGAGATTGTTATGGACCTTCCGGGCGCCCCTCCTGGTACTAAGGATCCAGAGCCGGAGTCAGTTCTTGAAGTAACCGAAGAGGAAGAAAAGCCAAAGACGGATGAAGATGATGCCAAGGCTGCTAAGACCGAAAAATGGGATTGGGCTAAGCGCGGTCCACAAGGATTTATTGCTTGGGTAAAAGAACGTTGTAATGATGTTCCAAAGCATTCTGGCTTCGATACTGCGGGCCTAGAAAGAGCTATTGCTTATCTTGAGAAACTTGATAACGAAGTTTCCAAAGCTATGAGATCGGATATTGATGGCGAGCTGGACGCTAACCAAATTGAAAAGGTTAGATCTATCATTGATAATGGTATTGAAAGATTAAACGATCGTCTTGACAAGGTTAAAAGAAGTAAGAAGAAGAACCGCAAGAAGAAAGCTGACGTATCCGATGGATTAGTCAAGGAAGCTCAAAAGATTACTGGAGTCCAAGGCATATTTGTCACGGTCCCTCTGTTGATTTCAAGAATTGCCAGAGTCTGCATTAACGGAATGGTTTCTGCTGGACATGATATCGAAGATTTGTACGAGAGACAAGTTAAGTTCTATAAGCTGAACGATCGTGAACAAGCTGAAGTAATGCAATTACTAGCTGATATGGGTTACGCAGTCAAGCAAGACAGAGGCTTTATGCCAGACCAGGATCTAGATACCGCATCGAGCGATAACATGGACTGGGCAGCAAACTACAAGGGATAATATGTCCAAATATAATAGACACCAACCTGTAATTAATAGACAGGCCGATGAGCCCATTGGCGAAGATTATTGGTTGAAGCAATTTCAAAAGTCGCTTCAAAAGAGTGCCGTCCAACCAAGACGTCAGGACGCTTCCCTATTTGATCAAATCAATTCTATTATGAATGGCAAATCTAAGCACACTTCTGTCGAAGCGGTTGTTGAAGACATGAAGCAAAGAAGTGGTCTTATCGCTTACTTAGATAAAATCAATAAATCTTCTGGTGACGAGTCTTCCAAGAAGAAGGTTGCTTCTATTGATGAACAACAGGCCATCGACAAAAATGTTGATATGATTCCTATTGTTATCAAAAAATGTCCTACGATTATGAAGACGCTCGAAAATTACATTAACGATACCAAGGGTAATTTTGCCGTCCCAGCTATTCTAGAAAAGATTCGATCGATCCATCAGGGCGATGTGTCGGACGCCAAAGATTGGGATGATGAAAAACTTATTCGTTTAATTAGTAGGCTTAATTTAAAAGCCAAAATAGATAATCCAGATAGCTTTAAAAGCTATCATAATTTGGGCAAAAGAGATGTAGGATCTGATTCCGAGGTTGATCCCTCCAATACGGATGCCTTCTTTGCCTTAACGCCAGTTAAACAGTAATGCCCGCCTCAAATATTGACAATAAGGAGCTTTTTTTAAAGCTTAAAAATCAACTACTTATGCTTGACCCAGTCGCGTTTTGCGAGAGATATTTAACTCTCGATGGTAAACCGTTTAGGTTAAGTAAAAATGGGTATAAACCTTTTGGCGATATTTACCGATATATTGGTATAAAAGCTTTAGAACCAAATTCTAAGCCACTTATTATTGTTAAAGGTCGTCAGGTCGGCGCTACTACCATGGCCAGTGCACTTGAAATGTACTTTATGGGTTGCGGTCTATTTGGCACCAAGGAAAAACCTCCTATCAGAATTATTCATGCTTTCCCACAATTAGAGCTAGCGGCTGCTTACTCCAAAACTAAACTAAATCAAATTATTTCAACATCTGTTACAACAGCTCTTCCTGAGGCTAAATTAGGGGCCGCTAAACCTAAGTCTTACATGCAGTCATTGCTAGATCAATCGACTGCCACTAATGATTCATTGCATTTCAAGCAATTTACCGGAGGGAACCATTTATGGGTTGAATCTGTTGGGCTTGATGGTGACCGCATTATGGGTCGTACCGCCGATGTATTATTCTTTGATGAAGTCCAGAAGACGACCAGTATGGCTATCGGTAACTCGCTTAAAGTCTTAACCACTTCTAAATATGGTAGACCTTCCAAAGGAGTTCAGGTTTATTTTGGAACCCCACGTCGTAAGGGATCAGACTTCCACAAGATGTGGCAAGTATCCTCTCAGCAATATTATTATTTAGGATGCGAGAAATGCGAAAAGCATTTTCCGTTGTACACCCCAGGATCTGATGAATGGAAGAATATTTGGATTTATGGTCACATCGTAAAATGCCCCCACTGCGCACACGAGCAAAACAAATTAGATGCTGCCGAGCGTGGTAAATGGGTTGCGCTTAAAGATCCAGATGACGAAGACTGTCAGATGGTCGGCTTCCATATCAATCAACTTTACATGCCGATGTTTACCAGAGAGGACATTGATAATGAAATGCCTGGTAAACATCCAATCAATACCGAACGCGTTTTTATGAACGAGGTATTAGGAGAGTTTTTCCAAGGTGATTCTAGCCCGATTACTCCTGAAGAAATTAAAGAAAATTGTGCGGATATTGGGCGTAAATTCAGTGCCCGAATCACACCAGTTAGAAACTCCCTTAGTCCGCAAATTGTCGTTCTAGGAATAGATTATGGTGCCAGAGCAGACTTAGAACAATTGGCTAATCCTGAGAAGATACGAGCTTCTGGACAATCCTATAGTACGGCCGTTGTTTTATCAGCCAAGGGTCCCGATTTACTTTCCATTGAGTTTGCTACCAAATTCAAAAGAAATGATATGGAAAGCAAAAAGGGTATAATTGATCAAATTATGCGCCAGTATAGCGTTCAATTAGCTGTGGGAGATATTGGATACTCTAACGACTTCTCGGCTATGTTACATAATGTGTATGGTGATAGGTATTTAGTTTCTAGAGCGCACAACAAGGTTAATGGTTACGTCAAATTTACCGCAGATGCTTTTCCAAAAGAAATTGTTTTTGAAAGAGATCACTATATTGGTGAATTGTACGAACAAATGAAAAAAGGAATGATTAAATTTCCATTTGGCGATTATGAAAAAATAGCTTGGCTAATTGATCATTGTTGTAGTATGGAAATTAAGCCTTCCATTTCCAGAATGGGCGGAGACCCGACTATTCATTACGTTAAGGGAAGTACCCCCAACGACGGATTCATGGCGCTCCTGAACGCCTATATAGCTTATAAATTTATCATTACTAGGGCATTTACCAGTAATAACCCCATTTTACAGCAGCAAAGTTTCGCCCAGCGAAATAAACCTTTAGTCACGGTCGGGTTTATTCCTCGTAAGTTTTAATGCCTTTCTATAAATACTTCAATATCTGATATATTATTAGTTACGTATAGTAGGGTGTGGAAATAAATGAGGGTTCATGGCTATAAATAAGGCACAAAAAATATGGGTAGGCCCCTCTAACTCTGATCAGTACCTTGGAAATCGCTCTACTGTCCCGCAAGTTAGCGCTTTAATGTCTAAAAGTGTATCTGACATTAGGCGACAGGCTATTGCAAGTGAAGTAGATCAGGGTTTATTTAGGGATGGATCCGGACCCTCTCTGAAGGAAGATGTTGCGACGGCCAATGGTCGTGTGGTTTCATCTGTCGGTCAGCATAAAATTGCTCAGGTTGTTAGTGGTGGTGGCAATTACCGTGGTGGTAGTGGTGATACTGCCAAGCAAATTCCAGAGGTTTATTCTCCGCTATGGTTGAATTCTAATTTAAATCTTCCGCGTGATAGGGCGACTATTAATGCTTGGTGTCGTAGCTTTTACGCCCTTAATCCATTCGTTCACAACGCTATTAATCTTCATAGCACTTACCCTATTAGTAAGTTAAATATTAAGTGCCCGAACAAGGATATCGAAAAGTTCTTTAACGATATGATTGAAGAAATTGATTTGATGAATATTTGTGTTCAAATTGCCCAAGAATATTGGCTATTGGGCGAATCATTCGTCTACGCAGAGTTAGATGAAAGCCGCGGGAAATGGAGCCGTCTTCTTATTCAGAACCCGGACTATATGATTGTTAAGCGTACAGTGGTGGCCAATGAGCCCATCATCATGTTACGTCCAGATGAAAATCTAAAGAAAATTGTTTTTTCGAATCGTCCAAGTGACATCGAGCAGCGTAAACAGCTCAATAACCATATTATTGATTCGGTTAAACGTGGCGAAAATATTCCATTAGATAACTTTCACGTCTCTCATTTGGCACGTAGAATTAGCCCTTATGAAATTAGAGGTACTGGACTTCCAGTCTGTATCTTCCGCCAACTTATGTTATTCGATAAGCTTCGTGAATCCAAGTACGCACAAGCTGATAATATGATTAATCCATTAACGTTAGTTAAAATTGGAGGAGATGGTCCGGAAGGATTACACCCTACCTTTGCTGATTTGGAAGCCTGGAGAAATGTTTTTGAAGAGGCGCAATACGATAAGGATTTTAAAATTTTCACGCACGCGGGAGTAACTGTTGAGCGCGTGGGTTATGGTCAAGGTATTTATGATATCTCCGGCGATATCACTCAAATTATTAAGGAAATCTACGTAGGTCTTCAAGTTCCACCGGTTTTGATGGATGGTGGCGCCGATACGACTTATGCCAACGGTGGTGTAGCTCTAGACGTTCTTCGTCAACGCTATATGCAGTTCCGTAACATGATGTCAACTTGGCTTAAGCGCAAGATTTTTGCCCCAATCTCTAAGATCCAAGGATTTTATGATTATTCGGGTGGCGAGAAGCAATTGATTGTTCCTGATATTGATTGGAACCATATGAGTCTGTTTGATGCAGGTGACTACATCAACACCTTGGTTACTTTAACACAGGGCGAAGGTTCGGCTAAGCGCGCCTCACTACATACATTATACCGTTCCCTTGGATTGGAATTTGAAGACGAAATCCGTAAGATGCGCAAAGAAGCAATTCAATTCGCCATCGATGAGAAGGAAAAGGCATCTTTGAAGGCTATGGACTTGAATGCTCTTCGTGCATTGGATGAAGAGGATGAAATTCCAGAAATTCAAGGGCAACCAGGTCAAGGTAGAGGTGGTGGCGAAGCACCTCTACCAGGCGAATCTCCTGGCGCCGGCCCACCAGGCGGTGGTTTATCAGGATTGGATCTTGGCGCGTCCCCAGGAGCCCCACCACCTCCTCCTCCTTCTCCGGGCGGAGAGGGCGCTCCACCTCCATTGTAATAGTATAAATAACGAAACTTATGGATAATCCTGTATAACTTTACAGATTATCATAACTGAAGGGTTTATCATGCAGAAAACTGCTCAAAAAAGGAATTTTTTCAATAAATTAAGAGAGTCTGTTAACATCTCCGGCAAAGCTGCCGAAAATTTCTTCAACCCACAATTCAAGAAGGTAATGACCACTCTTAGAATTGTCGATAATAACATACGTTCTATTGTTACTGGTGAAGAAATTGGATCCGAGGAGGCGATGGATGGCAGCGTTGTGACCGGTTCCCCGGGCAGCGATCCTGGCATTAGCATGAAAGAATTGCTCAAATCTTCCAGGTCTAACATTAATAAACTTGAGTATATGCGTGCAGTCGCAGATTTGGGTAGATTTCACAAGAAGATGATGGAAATTAATCAGGAACTCCAGAAGCTTCAATTTGAAATTGATGACGTTCACCACCAATTCCTTTTCGGTAAGCCGGATGATGATACTCCTGTTTTGTCGGATGAGCAGCGTCAACATTTGCATGATTTGAAAACTCGTTTTGCTCACTATCAACGCATGGAATTAATCAAAGAAGCCGGCATCATGGACTTCTTCTATCACCTTACAGAAAGAGGTAGAGCTCTTAAGTTTTGGGAGAAGAGATTTCCAAAGCAAGTAGGTAAGCTAAAGAAGGATACACAAGCTCTTCAGAATAAATCAGAGGCTGTCCTTAACCAGATTATTTCTCTTCTTAAGGATATGGCGCAGGCTCGTTCCGTTCGTAACCTAGATGCTTACGAAAAGGCCGCCAATAAAATGAGTGCGATTTATAAGAGTTATCATTCTTTTTTTGAAAAATATTATAACGATAACGTAAAGGGATTTTTGGAAAAAGTAGAATTGATTGCTCCAACTAAGTCGATTGATAAAGAAACCAAAGAAATGGGCTCTCAAGAAGTCGCAACTAAGGAAAAGTCTACAAAGGAAGAATCTGCCGAAACAAAGTCCAGTAGACCAGAATCATCCATGAATCAAGCTCCCGAAGATATATTGCCGGCTCCTGGTAAATTGCCAAATCTCCAACCGCCAACGTTACGTGATTCAACCCCTCCTATCCATATGGATAGTGAACGCCCCTCAAGCAGCATTCCATTTCCGTTAGTTAAAGATAAGGCAAAGACTCAATCGCCTTCTGCGGCTCCGGATACTTTAACTATGTATTCACCAAATACGCTTCGTTCTCCAGATTTGTCTTCCGGTGTTGCACCCTCTCCATCTAAGGTACCAAGTACCTTGCCCCCAACTTCTTCCAATCCATCTACTTCAACTCCAGATGAGTTAGCTGAATTGGGCGGAGAAAGAGCGGCCGAAGTACTAAGGCAAATGCAATCCGGTAAAAAATCTCACCATAGTTTTTGGAATACTTTGAATAAAATGTCTAATGAAAACCCATTAATTCTAGCTGGATTTATCAAGAGATACGCTACTTCGATTCAATCTGACGATCCGGAAACTGCGGTTCAGTTAATGAAAATCGTTAAGAGAATTAAGGGGTAAGTTATGCCGGCCGGCAAAGCTAACCTTGGTCATAATTTTTATCCTAAGCTCATTCAGGTGGCCTCTCGCCTAGGAATGAAGCCAGAGGATTTGCTTGCGGTTATGGTTTCCGAATCTGGCCTCAATCCATCTGCATATGAATCTAAATATAAGGGATCTGGGTTGGTTGGATTCATGCCAGATACTCTCAAAAGTTTAAAGTTCCCAGGAACTTGGAAAGATTTTATTAAGTTATCTGGTGAAGAGCAATTAGATTGGTTAGAAAAATTGGTTCGTGGATATTCCCAAACCAATGGAGGACCACTTACGTCTGCTGGACAATACTATGTTGCTAATTTATGGCCGGTAGCTCTAAAACTTCCAGGTGTTCGTAGTGGGGATCCTAGTACGCCTATTCTAGAAGCTAATCCTCAATCAGTTACCGATAAATCCGGCAAAAGATACAGCAAAAAATACTATGATATAGGTATTAAAATTAGCTCGGATTTTGAAAGTAAAGCTTATCACGCCAACCCTCTTTTCGATAAAGAGAAAAAGGGAGCTATTACTTACGGTGATATGATTCGTCAAGCAGAAATCAATAAGAAAAACCCAATTTACCAACAAGCTATTGCCGCCATGAGGGAATCTACTGGATACTCTCCTAGGGAAGAGAGCCCTACTATGATGGCTAAGCGTGATCCTAAACAGATCACCACACCACAATCCTTGATGTCTACCATAACCAATTATTTGCAATCTGTTTTAGCCTCCGAGAAACAGAATAAAAAATTGTATAAAAAATACTTGCCGGCTAACCGTGCAGTGATTCAGGTAGATGCGGGCGATTACATTAATTCTGTCGAGTTTGCCCGCATTCTTTGCGCTGCATTGGGTGAGGAATTAATGGCCTTGGCTTTCCCACATACAGACGGAACGTCAGTAGAAATTGATTGTACTATTTACGGACCAGGCGCTGCTTGTTTTCATGCCATAGAAGAAGTAACCAATTCGGTCAGTGAAGCATTTAAGATTGCAACTAAGAAAATTGGTGGAGTAACGGTCAAAACTAACTTAATTATCAATAAAACATCATCTTACCAAGAGATAAATCCTAAGGCAGCTATTAATCAACACAGGAAATTCCTGCTAAAATTTATTTAAAGGATAAATTATGGTAAACGTGGAACAAGTTTTACAAGCAGTGCAGGAATGCAACGCCGAGGGCCGTAATAAGACGTTGGCCGAATTTATTGCTAGCCTATTTAAGGATCAATTCATTGAGCTTTATTTAGGCGATTCCTACGAAGAGGTTAAAACTGAACAAATATCTACTTCATACCCGGCCGTGTTTGTTGGTAAAGTGGTAGCTGCTTACAGAGAGTGTTTAGTTATTGATTGTCCGTTCGTTGAGGGCAAAGGCAAATCTCCGAAACTGGGTCATCTAATGTTTATTAATGAAAGAGCGATCAGGGGGCTTACTGAAGTTTCCGGAAAAGGTGTTTTCGAAGACCTACTCCAGAGAAGCAAAGATTCTATCGATATCAAAAACATGTTCGAGAAATAATACACTATGTACTATACTAACCATCTCCTTCAACTAGCAACCAGCTATGAACAAAGCTGTTTACAAGATTTGGTCAAGCTTGCCAAGATAAAGAAGCTGCCAAATGGTAAGTATCGTGTACTCTCTGAAAAGGGTAAAAATCTAGGCACTACGAATACTAAGACTGAGGCTGTTAAAAGATTAAAACAAGTCGAGTATTTTAAGCACAAAGATGAAAATGCTGCTGAAGATAAGGCTATTGATCTTACTAAAATAAATGATTTTTCTTTTTCTGCTATTATGAGAGAGATGCGTCAACATGCTTCGAAAGAGCAAGTTCATCTCTTTTTAACGATATTTAAAAAGGAATTTGATAAGGCGGTTCGAGCGAAGTTACAAAAGCCGGAACGAGTTGCACTCCAAAACTCAATCATTAAATTCAACAAGAAACATCCAGTTAAATTGAAGAAAAAACTTGTCAAGAATGCAGCTATCGCTGAATTAGGTGACCCAGTCTTAGTAGGTAAATACTTGGCTGATATTATTCGATTTATTCTCAACAAAATTCCGTTAGAAAAGAGGCATAAGGCCCTCGAATCTTTGCGCAGAAAATTCTATTCACTTAATGCAGATGAAATTTCCCAAAAGAAATTACCACCCACCTCTGCCATAGGTCAGTCCATTACATTAGTAAAGCACGTACTATTTAATCAAAATTCTGATTACATTCGCGAGGTGTTGAAAAATATAGTGAGCAACCTATGATTCATCGTTTGCGTAAGGTAACAGATGATTTGTATCGTGGAAGTGCCCCTTCGCCTAAAGATTTAATATTTTTAAAAGAAGATCTAGGTATAAAAAAAATAGTCAGTTTAGATAGGGCGGCCGGCGAGCGCATTAAGCGAACAGCCAAACTACTCGGAATAAAACACATTATTATTCCTATTGATTTTATGGAATTTAAGAAATCATTAATTGCATTTTTAAATAATGATCTTAAGAAATTATTGCTAGAAGGTGGTCCTACTTTTGTTCATTGTGAAGCAGGCAAAGATCGTACGGGATTAGCGATAGCTTTAGTTCAATGTAAATATTTGGGCAAGGATCCAGAAGACGCAATCGATGAGGCAAAATCCTTAGGGTTTGGTATCGGGTTGCATCCAAAAATTACTGCGACCTTTGAGAAACTTATAAGAGCTTCTAAGCCATCGAAAGATAACAACAATGCTGATATAGTCTCTAATCAAAGAGAATACATTAGTGACAATCGAGATT